CTCTAGATTTTTCAGCACTGACGGCGGCGGCGAAGTTACCGTTCTGCATCGCCTCATCTCTGATCTGTGCAAGCTTACGAACGTGGCTTTCAAAACTTACCTCAAACTTGTGTTGCAGTTCGTTTTTGATTTGCCGTACTCTTTCCAAGACTTGTGGGTAATCCCGTCCATTCAACATACGGCTAGCTATCGCATGGGCGTTACTTTCAGCGTACCCTGCTTTGAGAGCGGCTTCAGTCTGTGTGACTTCCTCAGTTGCATAAATCGTAGCAAACTTTTCTTGCATGGGTGTCAGCCCTGTTTCCACACGAGGGTTTGCAACAATGTCTAGTTTGTTCTTATGTGTGACCTTTGCTTTTGCCATACAGATATCATAACTTTACATAATAGAACCTGCAATAGAAATCCAATCATAAACAAAAAGCCCCCAAACGAACTCGCGTGGGGGCTTAAAGTATTGATATTATTGTATAGTCAGATATTGTATATTAAGATATCTGAAAAAAGTTTTCACTCACATTTCTATTTAGTTACTATTTTAGCATTCTTTGCATCGTTAACTTTATTGAAATAGATTTTGGACTCTATGCACTGAAGCCCTGCATCATTACGTATCAAGAATTTTTGTTTGTCCGTGATCCGTGCTTTGCAGTACATCAGTAAAGACCACACAACAACATCATATGGTTTACGATTTGTTTTACAGAACTGGAAGCGTTGCTGTAGTGAGGGACATTCCCTGTGCAGGGTAAAGTCTTCGTGCATTACCCGAGTGTCCCTGTTGTCACCGTTGAACTGTATTACATCAGAGTCATCAGCTGTAATGCTAATGATCGGATAGTTGTTTGGTTCATCAATCATAAAGCTAAGAAAGCTTTTTATGCTTGACCATTCCTGTACGGTAAAGTCATTGAACTGTGTCCAATAATTAGTGTAACCCATTTGTTTTCCTTTCTTTGGTTATTAGCCGACCATTTTGGCTATGTCATTATAAATTAAGTGATAAGCATTTTCGTTATGCGTTGACCAGTGGTGCATTTGTTCTTGGCTAAATCGCACGGCACGTATGCTCGCACGGTACTCACTGTCAAACACAACGTAAATTCGCTCATGCTTACGGTCTGTAGTAATTAAGAAGTATTCCATATCACTAACAATTAAATTCACGACATCATTATGCACAGGTATATCGTTAACAATGGTGATGTCTTTGGGTGATGGTTGTACGTGAGTTTCATAATGTGTGTGTATGAAATCTTGTACAACCTTAATCACAATGTTTTGCAAATTGTCCATATTACCCTAGCACGCTTCTATTTGCTCTATTTCTGGGTGCAGGTTAGCTTCCAAATAAGCACAGACTTTTTGCCAAGTGTTGCAGTCAGGGTCGTCAATGTCGGCAAAGCCTTCGCCCTCGTCACCAAAAGCAACAATAAAATTGCTGTTTTCCTCAATGTCGCCATAGCACTCACAAGTGCCACCGTCTTTACGAGTGTAAGTGTAATTAACTTCCATAGTAAAATCCTTTCTTTGATTTAATTACTATAACCAGTATAGCATGTGACAACTTGGAAAGGTGTCATTTAAGGTCGGATAGAACTCCTTTTATATCTGGTGGAACGTAGTGTTTTCCTTTGACGACTTTACCATTTTTATCAAACTGAGCTTTGCCGTGGACATCGAGCTTGGACATGTTACTGTCATGTACGGCTTCAAAGGTGTGGTCCAAGTCAATCCCGAAGTTGTGACCAATCCCGTAGACAACGTACAGTATATCGGTCAATCCATCGGCAATACCAACGATATCTTTTTTGGATAGGGCTTGGTAGAACTCCAACACCTCCTCTTCCAACAATAACATGCCAAGACGTTGGGTGTCTTCATCGGGAATAGTTGGTGATTCATTGACAGTATGCCCTACTCTTTTCATAAAGATTTTTACTTTGTCGGAGTTGGAAAACCAACGTGGGATCATGCCGTGCTTATCATGCTTTTTCATGGCATACCTTTCGGCTTGCGGAGAGGCACACGCATCTCTACTATGTAGTTCTTTACTTCTACACAGTTAGGTTTCTGTACCCAAGGATCGCGGAGCTGTTTCAGTTGTTGTGCCATCTCGATACAATCTTCTTTATAGCTAAACATTACTCTATGGAAAGCAGGTTGGCTAGCTTCAATGTCAGGCACGGTAATTAGATGCAGAACAAAATAGGTAAGAGGGGTCATATGCCCCTCCCGTGAAACAAACTATTTAAATCGGCATCTTTGCTTTTGTCAAGCACTAACTTACTGCCGTCCCAATCATAATAGCCATGTATCTTACCACCACGTTTTGCGTGGAGTAATACTATCTCATGTATTTCCTCATCGCGTGCTTTTACACGTTCGGCTATGCGTTTGACGTGTGGATAAAAGTCCTTGACACGTTTGAACATCGGCAACATATAAATGGTGTCGCTGTTTTTAAGAATGACTTGTCCTTGTAGATTTGGCATTACTGACCCTCCCATTTTCGTATTTGATCTAATAAACTTGTCGCGGCTTCATTCCTGCCACGATGGATATACCAATGTAAGTCCTCCTCAGGTGGAGATAACTTTTCAATAGTATTATCATCAAACTCTTCTACCTCGGCTTCAAGCCAGTCTTTTACTTTGCCGAGAACTATGGTGTCAGGGCTAGCGAACATCGCTCCTAGCCACCGACGGAACTGTTTAAATGTAAAGCTCATGCCTAATGCTCCTGTAATGAGTGTTTGTACATATCGTCTACGTAATTACTTGCCTCTGCTTCAAGTGCCTGTTCTTCATGCACCTTTTTATCTAGCTCATAATTTAATTTTGTTTGCATAACGTCAGCCATAAAGTCTGGGATAGCTCGGTTTGTCCACCTGCACATGTGCGACTTTTCAAAAATATAATACCTACGATAAGCTGATATATAATCATAGGGTTGCTTGTATTCATCAGGCATAGCCTGCGGAGGCATCGTACCCTGCCGTGTTGTCATACCCTTTGGTGGGGCTGTGACTTGATACAATACACTTTGCGAGCTGTGCCTTCTTTGGTAACGGAAGGTGTACTCCTGGAAGAGTTTTTCAGCAAAGACCCAAGCCTTAGTGTAATTTTCTACACACTCGGCAACCCAGAGTGTGCATGGGTGTTTTTCATGGACGGGAGCATATGGAGCGTCCTGCCCATAAAGGTGATGCGTAGTGCATAACATCTGTACAAGCTCTAACGGCATCTTTACAACATGCTTGTCGCAATGATACTGCACAGCTTTGTCCATGTCATGGTCTAACCAAAAAATATTCATACTGTACCTTTCTATGTAATAATTGAATATACCTTATTATAACACGGGACGTTGCCTGTGTGGTTCTATTGTAATCTACAAAAAACGGACAATGAGCAAGAAAAATAGGAGTCCAACTAATGCGTATAGTATCATGCCCATTGTCCGAGTTGGGAGGAAAGAAGTAAGGTGTTCCCTAGATTAAGTGGTACTATGTTTACTGGAGAGTCCACTTTGACCTTACGATATAACAACCTGATAAAACTAACCGATGTCGGGGTACAGGCTGATATGGCATCTAGAGCTCGTAGTACGACAAACCTTACGCTCGCACATTTCGGATAGGAAGTAACTTCCTTTGAGCAGTATTTTTGGCAGGCAGTTACTTCCACTCTCCACCCCTATCCTGTTTGCTTGATCTGCTCATTATCCTCAAAAGCCTTGTCAATAAGTGGGGCTATGAGTTTGTGAGTTTCGGGATAATGCTTTTCCATAAGGTGGATATAGCATTGTGTCCAAGCATATTCTCGTGCCATAGCACTCATGGTTGATGCTAACTCAGTGAGGTTTTTCTGTGTTGTTTCAAACTTTTCCATGTTTAATTTACTTTCCATTTACCCACTCCTTTCCTCTTATAGCAAACATTCGTGCAGGTAATACGTCTGTGCTATTGCAATAATCACAGCATCTACCGTCTGCAACTGGCTGAGCATTGTTGCCAAACGCCCAACCAGTGATCGGGTTTGGCTCTATCTTGTGCTCGCATATAACACACGTGAGTGTTTCGGGCTTAGTATTTTCGTTAGTATCCATTGCTTGCTCCTTTCTACAGCAAATTAAGTTATACTATATAGTGCCACAAGATTATTTCCACACAACCTTTTTGTACT